TTCACATCAGTTCAATAAGTATAGGTTTCCCTAATTTTTTTGTATTTATTATATAGAAACAAAAACTATTAGGAGAATGTAATGGCTGAAAGAATTGTTAGTCCGGGTGTTTTTACACGAGAAAAGGACTTATCGTTTTTACCTCAAGGGGTAGCAGAAATAGGTGCTGTCCTTATCGGACAAACTATCAAAGGACCTGCGTTTGTACCAACGCGGGTTGAATCATTTAATGAGTTCCAACAAAAGTTTGGTGGTTTAACGGAGGATTCATACCTTCCTTATACCGCTCAAGCTTATTTGCAGGATGCTCCTAATGCAACAATTGTTAGGGTATTAGGAACTGATGGGTACACATTTACTAACCCATTAGTTTTAAACATTTCCTCTTCACAAGGAAATAGAGTAGCAGCGGTTCTTTACCCATCTTTAAGTGGTTCTATTCCGAATGCTACTGGTAATTTGTTTGAAACATCTTTTGTTAGAAATTTAGTAGGTGGTGCAACAACGAATGTAACCGCATCATCATTTGGATTAATTCTTTCTGGTTCAGCATTTACAGGAAATAACACAACAACATCTTCCTTAAATCCAACTAGTGCAAATTACTTTACAAAAACATTTGGATACTTACCAAAAAGCAGCCAACAAGCATATACTTACTTAAACTTTAATACATTCCAATCTGCTTCTTTTGCAACAAACGAAGTTGTATTGGTTCAAACCGCATCATTTACAACATTTAATTTTTCAGAAGAATATTCAGTAGCATCAACCCCTTGGATTAAATCACAAAAAGTTGGTGGAGTTGCTAAACAATTATTCAAATTCCATACTTTATCACATGGTAATTCAACAAACTATGAAATTAAAGTGGGTATCAGAGATATTAAATCTGCAGCAGATGTTCCAGGTTCTGATTATGGTACATTTACTGTTATAGTAAGAAGAATAGATACTTCCAAAATTCCTTATTCAATTTTTGGACAAGGAGTTCAAGACACCGATACTCGTCCAAATACATTAGAGCAGTTCTCAAATGTAAACTTGGACCCAAATTCACCAAATTATATTAAAAGGGTAATTGGTGATAGATATATTACCGTTGATTCAAGTGGTAAATTATCTACAAATGGTGATTATGCAAATAATTCAGTTTATATTAGAGTAGAGGTTGATTCGGATGTAGAAGCTGGGGCAATTGATTCATCATTAGTTCCTTTTGGATTTGGTGCAGTAACATCACCAATTCCATCTACAGCAGGTACTGTCCCATCACCAACTTATGTAACATCCCAATCTTTGGCAGGTTCATACAATAAAAATGTATATTTGGGTTATTCTTTTGATTTTGTTACAACTGATAACTTAAACTTTTTGAATCCACTTCCTGGTGCGAATACTACTACTGTTGGTTCTGATTTTGATTTGGCTACTTGTGAATCAAATAGTACTACCATTTCTTTAACCGATAGTGCCACAACCGCTCAATTGGATGCTAGGAAATTTATGATACCATTTCAAGGTGGTTTTGATGGATTCCAACCTAATAGAAAAGTGTTAGTTGGGAATGATATTGTAGCAGGAAACACACAGGGGTTAGATTGTACATCAGCAACCTCAGCAGGAACTGTTGCATTGAGAAAAGCAATAAACGCAGTATCAAATCCTGATGAGTTTGATATGAATATGATTGTTATTCCTGGTGTAATTAATAGATTACACTCTTCAGTAACCACATACGCAAAAGACCTTTGTGAAGATAGAGGTGATACATTCTTTGTAATGGATGCTGGTGCTTGGAGTGATAATATATCAACCGTTGTAAATTCACTTTCTTCGTTTGATTCCAACTATGTAGGAACATACCACCCTTGGGTTAAGATATTAGATACGGATAAGAATAAGCCTGTTTGGGTCCCACCATCCGTAGTTCTGCCTGGTGTTATCGCATTCAATGACCAGGTCGCAGCCGAATGGTACGCACCTGCTGGATTGAATCGTGGTGGATTATCAAATGTAATTGAGGTTAAGACAAGATTAACGCACAATGAGAGAGATGAATTGTATGTTGGTAGAGTGAATCCAATCGCAACATTCCCTGGTCAGGGAGCAACTGTATTTGGACAGAAAACCCTACAAGCTAAACCATCTGCGTTGGATAGAATCAATGTAAGAAGATTGTTGATTGCAGTTAAGAAGTTTATCGCATCTTCTTCGAGATATTTGGTTTTTGAAAATAACACAGCAGCAACCCGAAATCGTTTCTTATCCATTGTTAATCCTTATTTGGAATCAATTCAACAAAGAAATGGTTTGTACGCATTCAGAGTTATAATGGATGAATCAAACAATACACCTGATGTAATTGATAGAAACATCTTAAAAGGTGATATTTTCTTACAACCAGCGAAAACTGCTGAATTCATTGTATTAGACTTTAGTGTATTACCAACTGGAGCAGCATTCCCTGAAGGATAATTTCGGATAGGGTATATTTATAGTAAATTAGGAGAAATAAATGGCACAATTATTAACACCTCAAGAAATAATGTTTACCAACTTTGAACCCAAAGTTGCTAACCGATTTATTATGTATATTGAGGGAGTTCCTGCGTATTTAATTAAAGCAGCAAATAGGCCTGAACTACAACAAAATAGAATAACAATTGACCATGTCAATGTTAAGAGATATGTAAAGGGTAGGTCTGAATGGCAGGAATTAACCATTACACTTTATGACCCGATTGTTCCATCTGGCGCACAAGCCGTTATGGAATGGGTTCGCCTACATCACGAATCAGTAACAGGTAGAGATGGTTATTCTGATTTTTATAAAAAAGAGATTACATTTAATTCATTAGGGCCGGTTGGCGATAAAGTTGAAGAATGGACATTGAAGGGGGCTTTTATTACTAGAGCCAAATTTTCAGATATGGATTATACATCAGATTCAGAATTAGCAAATGTGGAATTGGGATTATCCTATGATTACGCCGTACTACAATATTGATTAATTTTTCGGATTGTAAAAAATATAAATTGAAAAATGTGAACCCCCCAATTTTGGGGGGTTTTTGTTTTATTAAAAATATCTCAATTCTGTATTTATATATAAAGGAGAAAAGTTATGAGCCAAAATCTAACGGATGATTATCAACAAAGTAATAAAGAGGTTGTAGATAGTATTAAACAAGCCTACGAAACCCAAAAACTAAAAGAGCACAATTTTCCAACTGAAGTTATAGAATTACCTTCACGGGGTTTAATTTATAGTAAGGATAACCCCCTATCATCAGGTAAGGTGGAATTAAAATATATGACTGCAAAGGAAGAGGATATTTTAACTACCCAATCTTACATCAAAGATGGTTCGGTGTTGGATAAGCTATTCCAATCGCTTATTGTATCAAATGGTAATGGTGAGCCTATTAAGTATGTTGATTTATCAGTAGGTGATAAAAACGCAATTATGATTGCAAGCCGCATCTTAGGTTATGGTAAAGATTATGAGGTTGAGATTACCGACCCATTTACAAATAAAAAACAAAAAGAGAGTATTGATTTAACTCAATTTGAAAATAAACCATACGATGGTTCGGCTCAGGTGGAATTAAACAAAAACGAATTTGAGTTTGAATTACCCGCTTCAAAACGCAAGATTACTTTTATGGCAATGACAGAATCAAAGGAACGAAAAGTAAAATATGATTTGGAAGAATTAAAAAGGGTTAATAAAAAATTGAAGGATGATGTTTCACGAGAACTGACTACAAGATTAAAAACAATAATTCTTTCAGTTGACGGGGAATACAACCAACAAAAAATAAATCACTTTGTAGACAATGAGTTATTTGCAAGAGATTCAAAGGAGCTAAGAAAATATATAAATGAGGTTACACCTGATATAAACTTGATGTATGAGTTTATTTCCGATGAAACCGGGGAGAGGAGGGAAATCAGTCTACCTATGGATGTTTCCTTTTTTTGGCCATCAACCTGAGTATAGAAAGTTATTACATTCCCAAATCTTTGATTTAATATATCACGGCAATGGTGGATTCACCTGGTCTGATGTGTATAATATGCCTGTGTGGATGAGAACTTTTTACATAACCAAAATTATTGAGTTTAAGAATGAGGAAAAAAAGGCACATGATAAAGAGGCTGCAAGAATAAAATCGCAAACAAGAAAAAGATAGTATGAGATACCCAATAGGAATATTGGGTATTTCTATATTTATATTATATCAATTAGGGATAACTATGAAAATAAAAGTATCTAAACTTAGAGAAGTGTTTAAAACACAGGGATTAAGTGAAAATATTGTAACCGATTTTATTAAATTTCTTATTAGAAAGAAAAAAGAGCGGGAATTAGAAAAAATAACAAATGATACCGAATATCAGGCTATTCTAAAAAAATATAATATTAAACCAGTAGATTGGGATAAAAATTTTACTTTAGATGATTTACCCGCTTTTAGAAAAAAATAAAAAGTGTTCATAAATGGCTAATAAAGATACTCAAAACCGAATAGATGCATTAGTAACTGAAGAAAAACTTCAGAACAATATTGCAGATGTATTGACATCCAAACTTAACTTACGAACAAAAGAAGGTAAAATTGCAAAAGAATTAGCAGCTGATTTGAAATCTCAAACGGGTGTTGAAAACAAATTAGAAAAAATTCTTGAAAAAAAGCAAGAATTATTAGAAGGTGGGCTAAAATTATCTAAAAATAAAGCACAGTTATTATTAAAAGAATTAGAAACCGCTGAAGAACTTTTAAAAATAGAAAAAAAACGCGCTGATAAAACTGCTGAAATAAAAGAGTTACTAGATGGTACAAAAGACAGTCTTTTAGAAAGTCTTGGATTATCCAAAGAAATGTTTAAAAATGGAGTAATGTTTGGTCTCGGAATGCTTGCAGCTAAAAAAGGTGCTGAAATGCTTACAGCGGCATTTGATTCAACAGTTGGTCAAGCTAAAGAAATGTATAAAACTTTTGGAGCGAGTGTAAAAGAATCCGCGAGAATTGGTATGGAAGTTGGAAAAGCAAGTTTTTCTATGACCGGGCTTATTTATGGTGGTGAAGCTGTGGCTCAATCCGCCAGCGATATAGCAAATTATTTCAATAGTACGGCCACAATTTCATCTGATACATTAAAAAATGTTACTGAATTAAGTGCTTTAATGGGAGATGGTGCGGGTGCTGTAAGGATGAATACTATATTAAAATCTGTTGATGATAAAGCCATAGATATAACAGATAATATAAAAGATATTGCTACTAAATCGGGAGTTACCGCCGCATCTGTATTTAAAGAAATGGATAAGCAAGCCGGAAAATTACTTGGTAAATCTGAAAAAGAAATTGAGATAATAGCAAAACAAACAGCTGCAATGGTAAAACTTGGTGTTACTAAAGAAAATTTGGCGACTGTTTCTGAAAGTGTATTGGATATAGAAAATAGTATTGCTGCTCAAAATAAAGCAAGATTGTTTGGGGTTGAGATGAATAGTCAAGCAATAAGAGATGCAGCTGTGGCGTATCAATATGGTGGTGGAAGTGCTGAAGATTTTGCTAAAGCAATAGCAGAGCAAGTTGGTTCTGCTGAAGAGTTTGGTAAAATGGCACCTGGAATTCAAAAAATATATGCAAATCAAATAGGTATGACAACCGATGAAATTACCGACATGCTTCTTAAACAAGAAGAATTAACAAAAAATACCGAAAAATATGGTAAAGATGGTGCTAAAACGGTCGCCAAAATAAAAGAAGGTTTTGGCGGAGCTAAATCAGCGATACTTGCCTCACTACCAGCTCTTGCACAATCAACAACATTTTTGAAAAATATGGGAATGGATACATCAAAATTAGGTGGGCTTTTTTCAAAATTAAACCCCGGTAATTTATTCAAAGGAATGCCAACACCTGATTTTAATTTTAAAGGTAAATCGGGAGCGGCACCACCAACACCCACACCAACACCAGCAGATACGGGGCCGGCTAAGGCTATGGGTGGTATTAACGCAACAAGTTTACTAAAAGGTGCTGCAGCAATGTTAGTTATGGCAGCCGCATTATTTGTATTTGCAAAAGCATTACAAGAATTTAATACAGTAGAACCTGAATCTCTATTAAAAGCAGCTGGAGCTTTATTAATTTTGGGTGCTGCTTTATATGGTCTTAGTGTTTTACTAGCACCATTAGCAGCTAGTGGTATTTTATATATGGTGGCTGCTGGTATGATGGCAATGGGAGCCGCTGTATTTTTAGTTGGGGCTGGTATGAAATTATTTTCAGAAGGAGTGGCAACTTTAGGTGGTGCATTGCCAAATATGGTAAAACCATTAATGCAATTATCACAAATAAACTTTTTACCAATATTAGGATTGGCAGCAGCTTTGGGTGTATTAGCAGTAGCTTTATTAGCAGTTTCCGTAGCTGGTTTAATGGCATTACCTATATTAGCTGGTATTGGTTTAATAGCGGGAGGCTTTGGTTTATTGGGTGGTGGTGAGGATGATGGCGGTTCAACAGACAGAACTGGTGAGTTGATTGATGAAATAAAAGGATTAAGAGCAGATATTAAATCTCAACCAATCAATGTTGTCTTAAATGGTAAAATTGTTGGTGAAATAAACAAAGGTTCTCGTGCAATTAATAGTTATGTAAACAAGTAATTGGGGATGAATAATGGCATTAACTGAATTAAAATCAGATTTATCAAAGTTTAGAAGGCCTATTGAAAGACCTATAATAGAGAACCAGTCGGTTGAAATAAATCGTAAGAGTAATCTTACACCCATTTCTAACTTATCAGCTGGAATAACATCTCCAGCTCCTTTGAAAGAAACGCCTACAAAAAGTGTAGTAACACCAAAACCATTTGATACTACTGAAAAGTTTAAAGGCCAAACAACTCCAAATAACTTTGAGTTTTCTCCTGAATTTACAACCCCAAAATTAAGTAATGTTGATTTCTTTCCAAACACCAATGCAGATGGGTTTTCGGCCCGAATGAGAGAATCTCGTTTTAATTTTTCATCGTTGAGTTCACCAACTCCAATGACATTGGAAGGAAAGTTTTTGGGAGAGACTGACCCAAATAGATTAAGTTTAGAATCTAAATTTTTAGGTCAAACAACACCAACTCCAGTAGATAATACTGAAAAGTTTAAAGGGCAGACAACGCCAAATGAGGTAGATGATACTGAAAAGTTTAAAGGACAAACAACCCCAACTAACTTTGCATTTACACCACAATTTACAGCTACAACTCCAACTAACTTTACATTTACACCACAATTTACAACACCAAATTTAAGTAATGTAGATTTTATACCAAATATAGATGCGAAAGGGTTTACTTCCAAAATAAAACAAGTTCCATCTCAGTTTGTTGATATTAATCGTGACCAAAGTATTTTTACGGAAAGAACTCTTAATTCAAAATTGGGATTAGTAAACTTTTTTCCAAATGATGACGGGGTAGGTTTTACTAAAAACTTTGTTGATAAAACAAAATCACAATTTACAGGTATTAGTGGAGAAACATTTACATCTCCCAAAGTAACCTTTGGTGGTGATTTTGGACTTTCATTTTTGCCAGGAAATAAAATAAAATTAGAAGGCTCTGCTGCAAAGTATTATAGTACAGGTAATCAAAAGTGGCAGCCTGGCGGTAAACGATACGAAGATAACTATGTGAGTATTGGTGATTTATTAATAAGAGAAAACTCACCATCATACTTAACGAAAATATATGGTCAATTTAATTTACAAGATGATTCTTTTAACCCATACCCCTTATTTTTCAGACAACCTTTTATTTTAAGGGGAATACAAAGAAAAAACAAAAAAGAACCTCAAAAGTGGGGATTTGAGACTCCTATAAATTCTATTGCAGGAATTGATTTAATTAGAGGTGGTGTATTAGCATCTACCGAAAGAGCGTTGGTGGATGTTGCGAGAATAAGTAAATTTTTACTATCACCAAAAGGATTGGTTTGGTCTGTAATGCAGCTTGGTATGCAGAGAACAAATACATATAATAAGTTTTGGTCTCCTGAAAAATTATTAAAAACTGTGGCTCTTCAACATACTGGTTTACGGAGTAAACGACATGGTATTGATGGCATACCTTTTAGTAGTGTTGACCCGATAACCTATAAGATACCAATTTTGGGTGGATTTAAAACTAAATTAGAACTTTTCAGAAAAAACCCCGAGCTTTTTTCCGCTTTGGGCACCGGATTTAAATCAATTATATTTTTAGGACAAGATGGTGGTCCTGAAAGTATATATGGTGTTGGTAGATCGGTAACTCGTACATCAACCAATACATTTAGTAATTCTGAAAAAACATATGGAGATAATGAGGCTGATTATGTTCAAAAATATAACCCATTTTTTAAAAGTGTTAAAAAACTTCCAATACCAAAACCAAAAAGTAAATTAGCAAAACTTGGACTTAAAGTTGCCCAAGCTGCTGCTCGGGAGGAGGGTATAAAAATTGAAAAAATACCTCAAAAAGTTTCAATACCATTAAATCCAAACAAAGACTTTGAAAATACTTACGGAAAAGAGTTTGGTCTTATTGCGTATAATCTTGGGGGCAGTTTAAAGACATCTGAAGATTTAAAAAAGCTTGGGCTTTTAAATGAAATAATTAACTTTAATTATTCTTCTCAACAAATAGATAATTTTGGAAAAAGTTGGTTTGAAAACAAAGATGGTAATACAAATACACATTTTAAACAAAATTATTCATCAATTCTAAATCAAGAAGGTAACATTATCGAGTTTGGTTTTGATAATATCAATAAAGGTACAAATACATACGGGATATCAGTTCCAATCAACGATGATGAATTATTAAAATTTGGGGTTACATCTCAAAAAGATACTTATGGTAAATATAATGACTCTAACTCATTTGAAGATACATACGGAAAATCAGTTCCAATCAACGATGATGAATTATTAAACTTTGGATTAAGTGCAAAATCGTATGATGAGGGTAAAACTCCTGCATCTGGATATGAGCAAATGTGGGAAGGTGATAATTACGCATCTAATAAATTAAAAGTAGTTGGTGGTGAGGAAATTTTAAATTATAATCAAATACGAGAATTTGCCAATGATGCATCAATAACCAAAACATCTTTCAATGATTTTAGGTCTAAATACAATCAAACCCCAAAAACCGGAACTAAAATAACAAAATTAAAAGATAAAATAACGGGATATAGTCCCAACTATTATACTGAAAAAAATATAGAGAGAAGAGTAGGACTTGGTAATTATGATAATTCAATTGGCCAAGAGCAAGAGGGTGGGGATTATCCCGACCTTATAAAACTTTCATTTACAACTGATGGGGTGGGAACAATACAATTCAGAGGAACTGTTAATTCAATAAGCGAAACATTTACACCCAATTGGACAGAAATTAAATATAGTGGAAGAGCCGAAAACGCATACTTGTATGATACATTTGGTAGAGAATTAAACTTTGGATTTAGAGTTTACGCATATTCTGTGAGCGAACTTAAACCAATGTGGGTAAGATTGGAAAAATTGGGGAAAATGACAATGCCCACCTATGTAAGTTCTGGTTATCGTGGAAATATAACAAAGTTCACATTAGGAACTATGTATAAGAATTTTCCTGCACTAATTTCATCCTTACAATACGCAGTTCCTGATGAATTTACTTGGGAGATTGGATTAAATGAAGGTTCTAAAGGTAATGAACTCCCAATGGGTGTAGATGTTACAATTGGATTAAAGTTATTAGGTAAAAAGCTACACTCAACAGAAAATACACCAATATACGATTACATACAATAAACCAACACTATGAACAGATACAATACACCAAATAGATTATCAACCGATAGTGGGAAAAAATACTATCCAACTTTTAGATATCCAACGATAGTAGAAAAAACAACCGATGTATATATTATAGGTTCTTTTTCAGATAGATTAGATAATTTGGCATACGCATATTATAAAGACCCAACCTTATGGTGGATAATCGCAGAGGCAAACAATATCGGAAAAGGAGACCTGTTAGTGCCTGTGGGGAAACAAATAAGAATACCAACTGAAATAACATCTATCATAGAAGAATATAGTGTATTAAATAATTTATAGTTATGAGTAAATTAGAGAGTAAATTACAATTTGGAACTAAGCCTGTAAATCGTGATGTATTTTATAGTAATGGGTTGGATGAATCCGCATCTAAAATTGTCGCAGAAAGACGGGCATACGCCATATTTCGTTCTACTGGAAAAGGGCAATGTAATGCAACAAAAGCAGTAATTGAATCGGGTGGTGTAAGAACACAACCCTATGAAAATATTTTAAGTGGGCCAAGATTAGTTCCACCACCATCCTTAACATCAGTTGATTGGTCATCCGATGGTGCAAACGATATTTACGATGCGTTTCTATGGAAAGCTACTGTTAGTTTTACTTGCTACAGTCCTGAACAATTTAATAGTTTTGATAGAGGATTTTTTCAACACATGAATGATGTTGAATTAGAATTGGGTTGGATAAATGGTGAAAAACCAATAACAATTCGTGGTAAAATTGTGGATTTTCAATTTAGTGTAAATGAAAAATTACATTATGATTGTTCGGTTACATTTGCTGGTGCTGCAATAGAAGCGGCCGCAGCATTTGATTTAAATTTAAAAACCCCAAATGACAAATACAGTGTAACTACTAGTACCAAAGGTCCGGTATTTCCACAATCTATAGTGGGTTTTTTAAAGGCACAATCTATTCTAAAGTTTAAGGATAAAAAACTTGCAGCAGGAGATGCAGACGGAGATGGTTCATTTGGTGTTGCAAATTTTAATACAAACGATACAAGTTGGTTATTTTGGCAAAAACAAAAACTAGTTTATTATGTTTCTTTATCAAAATTAATTGAAACAATTAATGATAATTTAGTAAAAACAAATGGTTTTGAGGGTATATTTAAAAATATTAAATCTATTGCATTAGCAACGACAATTACAACAAAAATAAAATCAGCAAACCCAATTTCAGTTTTAAATCAAGGTAGTCGTGGTGTATCTGCTAACTATGCTGAAGGTGCAAACTTTGGTTGGGACGGCAGTGGTGTGATGTATTTTATATCATTTGATACATTAGAAAAAATAGAAAAAGAATTAATAGATGATAAATCTGATAATCCACATCCTACCAAAAATACACTTATTCAATTTATTAAACGTGTTTTGGATGAAATAAACTCATGTTTGGGTGAATCTATTAAATTGGAAATGATACCATATGGTCAATCTGGTGAATCTACTAAACATGGATATGAAATAGTTGATAGAAAAACTATCATAAAAAAAATTAATGCTACTGATGTTAATCCATTAGATAAGACTGCCAAAATAAGAAATATAAGTGTCCAATCAACAATTGATTCTGAAATAGCAGCTATCGCCCTATCATCCGCTCAAAGTGGTAAAGGACTCGGAATGGTTCAAGGTGTTTTTGGGTGTAAGCCAGCTTTACCAAATATTAGTAAAGATCAGCAAGAATTAGCAAATATGTATGCATCATTTGCAGAATTAGATGAAACTATATTAAGTGATTGTATTCAGACTTTGAAAAAAATATGCAATTTTAAAATACCCCAACAAATTGGGTATAAATATGGAGTAACCATTACTCTTACTGTTGATGGGTATAGCGAATATCTTTTTGGACAAACATTTAGAGTTGAAGGGCTACCATCAATGCTAACTAAAGCAAATGTTTATTTTATTGTTTTAAAGCAAGGACACAAATTTTCAAATGGTGATTGGACAATGGATTTAGAAGGACAGATGATGTTTGATATAAGTGATGGTGCTAAACCCATACCGGGAATTGACCCAACAGATGGTAAAAGACCCATACTTACTGAAGATCAGAGTGAAGAGGCTGCTCCTGCCGCCGGTGGGATTTTTAATAGTTTTTAGATAATATTTAATAATATGGCAAGAAAAAAACTATATTATGTACCAGGTGATTCCGTATCAGGCATTTCATTACAAAAACAATGGATGTTTGAGGATGGTAAAGAATATATTGGCCCATATCATCAATATAAAAGTACGGGGGAGGTATATACTGAATCCACCTATTTAAATGGTGTATCAAAGCCACTCATCCCCTATAAAAATTTGGGTGATACAAACAATAAAAATATATTTGAATATAATAAACTAACAAACGATAGTTTTAAGGATAGATACAAAACACCTATACCAATTACACCCACACCTACAGCAGAAGATTATAATCGTGGTTATATGATAAGGTATATTGTTTCTCAGTTTAATTACCCAAACATATACGAAGTTTCCCAAAAAAATTTTGGAGAATTGGATAATTCTTTGTATATTAAGAAAGAATTTAGGTGGAAAATTGAAAAACCATTTGTAAGTGATGGGCGTGTAAAGGAGATGAATAAAAGGGTTATTTCTATCCTAAAATCTGATATACCACAAATTGACAGGTTTTTAACCAATCTAACCCAGTTCTCCCAATAGTGTCCAATAAATTGGACAGTTTTCGTGGGTTTAGAGCAAAATGTGGATAACTTTAATGAAAATTTAATCTAAAAGGTTTGGAAATATGGGGTTTCTTTCGTATCTTTACTATGTAAGATGATTGAGAAACTAACTCCCACACTATGAAAAAATATTGGAAAAAATTCAAAGTCCCATTTTATTCGCAACTCCTTTTCGCCCGTAGGATGAAAGCGCTTGGTTACAAAGTAACAAAGACTGAGGGTGGGTTGCTTAGTTCAGTTTATCGTGTTTCGGGCTACAATATTGAAGTTCTCTATTTGTAATATCAAATTTCTTTTGTATATTTGTTGAATGATTTTTAATGAAATCTCAACCACCCTGTCTGCGGACAGGGTTT